CGCTATGTGCATTGAATGAAGCCGAGCCAGTCTAACATTAAACTGGTCCGGACGATCAAACTTTGCCAGCTGCTTATAACCACACCCTCCAATCCGCGCCAAGGTACTAAGCCTTTTGCATTTATAGCGAAGACCTAGTGCCAAAAGCCCAAATGGATTGTAGAAGTTTAATAAAGCGCGGACAGAGACAGGACTTATGTCCTTCGTCAAGCCGCGTACCCGCAACCGTTTTGCAAACTCCGCTGCACCAGTGTCAGATATCAGTGACTTTTGGTATGATATACCAACATTGATACGAGACAGGGTTTGCTCATACATAGCTGCGACCTCACGGTCAGCAATGACCACGTCGTCACCCAGTATTCCATACCGGGTAAACTTAACACCCGGGTATACCTTTTCGGCACACCACCACACCATAGCGTGGTGGGATAGTGCGAAGAGGGGCCACGAGGAATAGTACCCCAATGGTTGGCCGCACACAAAGGACACGGTCGAGTTTGGTCGCCTTACAAAAGGCACCTCAAAGAGGTTTAAGGCCAAAGCCGATCGAACCGATGATGCAAACGACCTATCAAAGAGGCATTGCAAAACCTCAAACATCGTCTGCAACGGCCATCTGTCCGTCGCAGATTTCAAGTCAAAGGAAAAGCAATTGACTTCGCCCACCAGGCGCTCCAAAGGTTGCTCTTGGTTAAAAGTGCCATCGGTTGGTATCCGGCGTAAAACTGCCATCAACCAATCGTGCACGGGCTTTAACAACCGTTGGTTAACATAGTTACCAATGGCGAATATCCTACGTTTTCCCCCACCCTCAATCGACTGACCCAAACGACCACAAATCGGGGGTTCCTGCAACTCGTGGTAGGTCGGTAGCTGAGGACCTGCAACCCGCTCAAACTGGTCTAGACACCAGTTTGTTAAAGCAGTACTTGCAGGGTCCAAAGCGTACCTAGTACACGCGGGCCACAGACAACCTTGCGACCAATGACCCTCTGATACATGAACACGCTCCATTAAAAATGAGAACGCGTTCATCTCAAATAAGAGTGCAGGAAAGCAAGAGACGACCCTAGGGCCAATCTTAAGCTTCTCTGCCAAGACCTCCTTCATCAACTGGTTCACTCTCCGATGTGTGGGTAAAGACTTCCAAGTCGGTTCCCATGAAATCCCCTGATGAAGAGGGATTTCCGAGACAAAGGGTATGTACCGCCGGACCAGCGTTAAGAGTTCGTCTCTAAACTCAGAACACCATTCTGAGGCGGCCTCTAAGTCAGTTGGCTTCACTATACTTTCAAAGGTAGATTTATATGAAATCTTCTTCGCCCGCTTTATAATTCGATAAAGGGAGAAGAAAGATAAGTATAGCTTTACCAATTCATCAGACCGGTCATTCTTCTGCATTATAATCCTTCTATGAAATGCAGGAATGATTCTCGG